TGTTATGAATCGTTATCGTAACAAACTGGTATATGATGCATCTACTGGTGAGATTAAAGATGACAGAAATCATATGTCAATGTTGGAAGACTTTTGGTTACCAAGAAGAGAAGGTGGTAGAGGTACAGAAATTACTACACTGCCTGGTGGTTCTAATCTTGGTGAGATAGATGATATCATCTACTTCCAAAGAAAACTTTATAGGTCACTGAATGTTCCTATCTCAAGAATGGAAGCTGAACAAAACTTCTCATTGGGTAGGTCTACAGAGATTACTAGAGATGAACTTAAATTTACAAAGTTCGTACAAAGACTAAGAAAGAAATTTACAGTACTATTCCACGATTTACTTCGTACACAACTAGTTCTTACTGGTGTGATTGCAGAAGAAGAGTGGGATGCAATGAAAGAACATATCGCATATGATTGGATGCAAGATGGTCATTTCGCAGAATTGCGTGATGCAGAAATCTTGAGAGAAAGACTAGATATGTTAGGAACAGTAGAACCATACCTTGGAAACTTCTTCTCAAAAAGATGGATTCAAAAGAATGTTCTTCGTCAGTCAGATGAAGAGATTGATTTAATGTCTAAAGAGATTGAAGATGAGGGTGGGGGTGAAGATGACATGATGATGAGTCATAAACCAAAAGGTGAAAAACAAATAAGTGAGGATAAAAAATGAGTAAGGATATAATTGACGCAATTGCATCTGGTGATAACCTTGGTGCAGAATCACAATTCAAAAATGCAATCTCAGCTAAGGTTGGAGCTGCATTAGAGAAAAAAAGGGAAGAAGTTGCAAATACAATGGTAACGCAACACATTCCAGAGGTGGAAGATGAAGAAGAGGTTCAATCAGATAGCACTGCCTGAAAAGGACGAGCATAAGAAATCTAAAGAATATAAGAAACTATCGCCTGCAATGCGTAAAGCGGTAGACCATATCTTTAGTATTATGGATGCGAAACCTTCAGATTTCCTAAATAGTTTTGAAAAGACTATAAAAGATGCCGCTCGTAAGTTTAAAGTGCGTGAAAACGAACTTATGAAGTATTTTGAACGAGAAATGTTAGGAGAATATGCATGATTTTAAAAGGTAGTGCAACCAATGTAACATCAGCAACTACATTGAACAGAGCAACAAGAATAAGAGTTGGTGCAACTAACGCTGGAACTGTAACAATTGCAGCTGCACTTGGAACATTTAACGCAGCTTCTGCTGTTGATGGTTCAGCTATTACGATTTCAAGTCATGGTTTTACTACTGGAGATGAGGTAACATATTCAGATGGTGGTGGAACTGCAATTGCAGAGTTGACAGATGGTGGACAATTTTTTGTAAGGGTGGTTGATGCAAATACAATTAACCTTGCAACTGGAATGACTAATGCCCAAGATGGAGTTGTATTAACTCTAACTGATGGCCCTTCTGAAAACCACACAATTACTGCAACTAACACATATGCTGGTACAGTAGTATTAGTTGCAAACCAAGTTATTATACTGGACAAAAAACCAAGTGATACTATTGCCTGCACAGCTGCAATGAGTTGTACAGCAGTCGGTAATCAACCATAGGGGATAGTGAGATGAAACTAATATCAGAACATTTTAGTGATGATGTAGAATACATTAAGGAAGAAAGAGAAGACGGTAAAAAATCCTTTAAATTAAAAGGTGTTTTTATGCAAGCCGAAATCAAAAACCGTAATGGTCGTGTCTACCCTATGGAAGTTTTAGAAAAAGAAGTAGAAAGATACAATAAAGAATTTATTGAACAAAATCGTGCGTATGGGGAACTAGGACATCCAGACGGCCCGACAGTAAACTTAGACAAAGTATCTCATATGGTAACTAGTTTAAAACCAGATGGGAAAAACTTCATTGGTGAGGCAAAAGTTATGTCAACACCAATGGGTCAGATTGTATCAAATATTATGGATGATGGTGGTAAACTCGCAGTGTCCTCAAGGGGCATGGGTAGTTTGACCAAAAAGAATGGTGCAAACTATGTCAATGATGATTTCTACCTTGCGACTGCAGCTGATATTGTTGCAGACCCTTCCGCTCCAAATGCTTTCGTAGAAGGTATTATGGAAGGAAAAGAGTGGGTTTGGAACAATGGATTGTTACAAGAACAAGAAGTTGCACGAATCAAGGATGAAATGGAACGTAATGTGCGTTCTAGAAAAGCGAATTACCAAGCACTCGCTTTCGCAAAATTCCTCAAGAAATTATAAGTTATAAATATAGTATAAGAGGATTATTAATATTAATAAGGAGACTCAAATGTCAGAAATCGACAAGACAATTGAAGAACTTGAACAAGAAGTTCTTGCTGACTTGAATGAGGCCGAAATGAAAAAGGATTCTTCCGCTGCCGGTAAAGGTGCAGTGGCCGCTGAACCAATGTCAAAAATGGATTCAGAGGATGAGGATGCTGAGGATTTAGGTGCTCCAGTAGTTAAGGGTGACGAAAAGAAAGCCGATGCTGCTAAGAAAGTCAAACAAGATGCTTCCGTTAAAAGTTCTCAAAAAGGTGACCAGAAAGCCGATTCAGTGAAAGAGGAAATCGAAACTGATGAGGAAGAGGTTGTCGCAGAAGCTAAAATAAAAGAGATGGACATGGACAAATCAGAAATGGCAAAAATGACTAAATCAGAAATGATGAAAGCTATGGAAATGGCCATGAAAAAGATGAACAAGGAAAATCTTCAGGCTGCATACACAGAAATGATGGGTGCAAAAGAAGAGATGACTGATGAAGAAGTCGAACTTGAAGGTCTTTCAAAAGCTAAAGAAGCTATTGAAAAAAGACTTGCATCTATTTCAGTCAAAGAAGATGTTGACGCACTCGTAGAAGGTGAAGACCTTTCTGAAGAGTTTAAACAGAAAGCATCTACTATCTTTGAAGCTGCCGTTAAATCAAAAATTCGTCCAGAAGTCGAAAGAATTGAACTTGAAAAGACTCAAGAAGTTGCAGAAGAACATGAAACATTCAAAACTGAACTCGCAGAAAAGGTAGATGGTTATCTTGACTACGTTGTTAAAGAGTGGATGACTGAAAATGAACTTGCAATTGAAAGAGGACTTAAAGGTGAGATTGCAGAAGACTTTATTACTGGTCTAAAAGCATTGTTTGAAGAACATTACATTGATGTTCCAGACGAAAAATATGATATTCTAGAATCACAAGCACAGAAGATTGAAGAACTAGAAGGTAAGTTAAACGAGACTATCGGTAAACTTACTGAAAAGAAACAGTCTGAAGATTCACTTGTGCGTGAGGCTGTTATCAAAGAAGTTTCTTCTGACCTTGCAGAAACTCAATCTGAGAAATTTGCTAGTTTGGTTGAAGACGTTGAGTTCACAGACAAAGATACCTTTGTTGAAAAACTTAACACGCTTAAGGAAAATTACTTCCCTAAGTCAACTCCAAGTCAATCTCTAACTGAAGAGAATGATGAGGGTACACAAGAGATTGACATGAGTAACGCTATGGCTGCGTATACTAGTGCAATTAAAAGGTCTGCACCATTCATGAATGATGCTAATCCACAACCTTTTAAAGATGTCAAGAATTAAATTATGATAAATAATACTAATATAGTTAAAGGGGATTAACAAATGTATAATTCAGAAAACTTACAAGAGAAGTGGCAGCCAGTCCTCAATCATCCAGACTTACCTGAGATTAAGGATAATTACAAAAAAGCCGTTACTTCTGTAATCTTGGAAAACCAAGAAAAAGCAATGAAAGAAGACGCTTCTTTCCTTTCAGAGGCCGCTCCTGCGAACTCTGGTATGGGATTAAGTGGAGATATGGGTGCTTATGACCCAATTTTGATTTCACTAGTTAGACGAGCAATGCCTAACTTGATTGCATATGACGTATGTTCAGTGCAACCAATGACTGGCCCAACTGGTCTTATCTTCGCAATGAAGTCAAAATTCTCAACTCAAGGTGGAACAGAAGCATTGTTCAACGAACCAAATGTTGGTTTCTCAAATGATGATGCTGCTGGTGACCTTAACTCCACTGCAATGACTGGTACTAACCCTGCTGTTCTTAACAACGCATCTGCTGGTACTTACATTACTGGTGGTGCTGACTACGGTACAACAACTGGTGGTGGTATGACTACTGCTGAAGGTGAAGCATTAGGTGATGCAGCTGCAAACTCTTTTGCAGAAATGGCGTTCTCAATTGAAAAGTCAACTGTGACTGCAAAGTCCAGAGCACTTAAAGCTGAGTACACTATGGAACTTGCACAAGACTTAAAAGCAATTCACGGTCTTGACGCAGAAACAGAATTGTCAAACATTCTGTCTTCAGAAATCCTTGCTGAAATTAACAGAGAAGTAATTAGAACAATCTATGTCTCTGCTAAGAAAGGTGCTTCTGTCAACACAACTACTGCTGGTATCTTTGATTTAGATACAGACTCAAACGGTAGATGGT